ATTCCAAGAACGAGTTGTTAACTTAAACGAAATACCAAATGGTATAGTTGGTGTAGAATCTATTACCTTTGCTGATGGTAATGTGCTGGATCATAACCCTAGCGACATTCCTCCAAGTACAGGATTTAATCCAAACAGCAGTTGGAATTATACATTACAGTTAAGTGACCGCGGTAGATTTATTATTAATCAAACTATACCTAATGTCACTTATGTTCAAACCTTGTACATCACAGTCCCTCGCAATGACAATGTTCCATTCCCAGTAGGCACAGTGATTACACTGATCAACACAAACAGTATCACAGGAAACGCATATAAAATTTATGTACAACCAGAGAGTTATGGGGATCCTAATGCTCCTCAGATTTGGAGTACTAATGGAAATCAAAACCCAAGCACTTGGAGTTTCCAAGGCATACAGACTGCTACACTGATGAAGATTAGCAGTAACGGTTGGTTGCTAACTGGCAACGACATCACAAACGAGGACTAAGATGCCAGTAACACAAATAATGTCAGTGGTAGGGCGTGGTGTTATTGCTCCTCCAGGGCCAATAACACCTCAAGGTTCGTTTTTATATAATAGTGCTTCACAGAATTGGGGTTCAACCAATGCTGTTACAACTACCTACGGAGCATATACCTTCCCAGATACTACCACTGGGTCGGTACATACTCTAACTGGAACAGAGTATTTGATATCTAACGCATTTGGTAATTCCGCAACACTTAACATTAATCTGTGGTTCTATCCTGCTCTTAATAATGTAATTGTACTAGACGAGGTAGGACAGGCAGCGGAAAATACCAATTGGCACTATTCTATGTTAGAGATTGATAGTTCTAACAAGTTAAAGGGAAGATTTTGGGGTATGTCGGCATTGCAGGCAATTACATCTACCGGCAGCGTAAACCTAAATGCTTGGAATCACGTCTACCTGTATTTTGACAACTCAACTACAACTATTGGTATGAGCCTAAATAATGAAACAGCAGTGACACAGAATATCGGTAGTGGCGTTAGACACGTTAGCGATACAGGCTTTACATATTTTGGTATTGGTGTAGTTGATACTACATATATGGTAACTTCTGCAAGATATCAAGGAAAATTTAACGATTTATCAATCGATACTAGTATTACTAGTTCAACATACACAGCCACTAAAGCCAAGTATGGATTCTAACGAATACCTTGCTCTTTGAGTTTACGACAAGTATCACACCGTCCACAGGGTGTGATATTTTTTTCACTGTATACAGGCACACGACAACTCCAAAACATGTTACGCAGGCTTTCTGGTAGCATGTCATAGATCTCACGCTTGGTCATATTCATTACAGGAAATATCTTTTCAGCAGGTGTAAATGCTTCAAGTATTTTGTTAGCACGAATACGACGATCCTCTAAGCGTTGATTATGATCATTAGCCTGCATACCCATGGCAACTTTTTTAATGTCAGGATTAACGCTACAGACATAGCCAGCAAAGAAATTCATAGTATCTGTGTCAAATAAAAAGTTCATACCAAACGGTTGTGTGCCTATTTCACTTTCACTGTAGGCAAATTCAAAGCCTAATCGTTTTAATTCTTTAGTGGCTAGATCTACAGCAATCTGTTCAGCCCGCCAACGCTGTTCTACATTCTTGTTGTGTACATGATGTATATGAATGTCATAATCCTTATACGCATCTTCTGTTAGCAGTTTGTAAACCATGCCTAGACTGTCTAAGCCGCCCGAGTACATGGCAAGGATAGTAGGTTTTATTTGTTGTTCCATATGTAAAATGTATAAACTTCGTTAATAGGATGTTCTTTAGGTTGTGGAGTTAGCTCGTTTGCCCTAGGAAAGTACACAGCATATTTGGTAGGCCAGTTGGGATTTAAGAACGCACGAGCTATGAATCTGTTACAATTAGGCAACACAACTTTTAATAGTTTCTCGCAGTAATCTTGACCAAATGCTAATGCGCCGTCTACTATGATTGTGTCCCAATGTTCGTTTAGTGTAAACCAGTCTCGATTCTTAATCTTAGGATCCGCATACTTAGGTTCTAAATCCCATGCTTCTGTACACAAAGGCAATAGCATTTTAGTGCTTCCTAGCAGTAAAACTTTGCCCGTGCAATATTGTTCAAAGACACAATAATCGTCCTCGTTAGGAGCCGCCGGCCACTTTAAATTAGTCCAAAAGTCTAAATCTTTGTGTGTTTCATTGTCTAGCATCACAGGGTATTTAACGCTAAATATTAGAGCATTCACGGAAACCGACTCATGCCAACTACAGAAATCAACGAACTACAACAAGCAAAAACAGCAGTCTATGACTACTGCAAAAACATGCTGGGCGACGGCATGGTTGATGTGGAATTAGATCCTAAGCATTACGAAACAGCATTGGAACGTGCTCTAGGAAAATACAGACAGAGAGGCGATAGTTCAGTAGAAGAAAGTTATATGTTCTTAACTACTGTACAAGATCAAAACACATACACTCTGCCTAAAGAGGTTATAGAAGTACGTCAAATATTCCGCAGAAGCATTGGTTCACGAACCGGTAGCGGATCGGGTGGTACAATATTTGAACCATTTAACCTAGCCTACACAAACACATATCTGCTTTCGAGCTCCAATATGGGCGGTATATTAACCTACGAACTATTTGCTCAGTACCAGGAAATGATCGGTCGTATGTTTGGTAGTTTTATTGAATTTAAATGGCATAGTCAATCACACAAACTTACACTATTACAGCGTCCACGAAACTCGGATGAAGAGCTATTGCTCTACTGCTATAATTACCGCCCTGACATTGGTATCTTAAATGATGTCTATGCACAACAATGGGTCAAGGACTACACCTTGGCAAACTGTAAACTAATGCTAGGACAAGCACGTGAAAAGTTCGCACAGATTGCTGGTCCACAAGGCGGAACTAGCCTAAACGGTGCTACATTAAAAACAGAAGCCACAACTGAAATTGAAAATCTTGAAAAAGATTTAGCCACACAGGTTGCTGGCGGCAGAGGTTATACTTTTATCATAGGTTAATTATGCGAGCTAAAGAATTTATAGATGAATCGACAAAACCTTTGCGTAAAAGTGTTAAATCGTCTTTGCCAGGCGGCAGAATACACCCAACATTAGATAACAGCAGTCCTTATCATTCTTACAGGTATGGTATAGCATTGGCTACATCTCCGGAAGATGATATGTACACAGACGGTCCTTACGGATCTAAGTTGCTGACTGTGGGTTATACCGAAGCCGACCGTGAGATTATCAAAAAAGCAGACAAGATTATGGGTGTCAAATCCAATGCAGTCTCATCCAACGATAGTTCAGAAATCAAAACTATCAATACTACTAGTCCAGTAGCAAAGCCAAAAAAGAACAAATACGGCGTATAAAAACTTGACAACTAGTTTAGCCCAGTGTATTATAGGCTATAAACGGAGGTCATATGATTATAGGTGTGTGCGGGTTTATTGGTTCGGGCAAAGATACTATTGCCGATTATCTGGTTAATTTCCACGAATTTAGAAGAGAAAGTTTTGCTAACACGCTGAAAGATGCTGTGTCAGCAGTATTTGGTTGGGACAGAACCATGCTGGAAGGGCGCACCAAAGCGGCCCGTGAATGGCGTGAGCAGGTAGATCCTTGGTGGGCAGAACGCTTAGATATGCCTAATCTTACTCCAAGATACATATTGCAATATTGGGGTACAGAAGTATGTCGCAAAGGGTTTCACGACGATATTTGGATCGCCAGTTTAGAAAACAAACTACGCAATAGTCCAGACGATGTGGTAATTTCGGACTGTAGATTTCCTAACGAAATTAAATCAATTCGCGATGCTGGCGGCATTATTGTATGGGTAAAACGTGGCGAATTACCTGAATGGTATGATACTGCTGTGCAGGCAAATCAGGGTAATAATGTGGCAATCAACGAGTTAAAAATGAAGAAAATCCATGCTAGTGAAACTAGTTGGGTAGGTACAGACTTTGATGTAGTATTGGATAATAACGGCAGTATAGACGACTTATACGCTGAAGTTAGAAGTCTGGTGTTAGATCTCCTTGCCGCCACTTCACTCCCTCGCGGTGTAAAGACCGTTGACAATTTGCACACACAGTTTTAAGGTTAGCGGGTCTACAGTTAGTTAAATCTCCGTCTACGTGGAAGACATTAAACACTTCTTTAAACTTACTTTTGTACCCGCATTTTTCGCAATAATCTTTTTGTCTATAACCTAGTCTGTACCACACAGGCATACCTTGACTAGTGCCGCTGGCACAACCATCGCACTTAGTTCTATAATAAGCACGTTTACCCTTGTAATAGTTTATAGCACAGGGTTTCTTTTGACAGATCTTGCATAAAGGTCGCATAAACTATTTATACCACCCCTTTTCGGACCCTTTTCATGGTTGTATAACAGAGCATTTTACCGAATCTCCGCTAAATATTGTTAGAGCTTAAAAGAAGAGCTAATTAGGAGATAAGGATATGGCTTTAACTTCCCCAGGCGTACAGGTTTCCGTAATTGACGAAAGTTTTTACACACCTGCTGAACCCGGTACACGCCCACTGTTTATTGTTGCTTCGGCACAGGACAAAACTAACGGTGCTGGTACAGGTACAGCATCAGGTACACTAGCCGCTAACGCCGGCAAGGTTTATTTAATTACAAGTCAACGTGATTTAGTTGACACATTTGGCGACCCAACATTCCGTGTTGACGCTAACAACAATCCAATACATGCGGGTGAGTTGAACGAATACGGCCTACAAGCCGCTTACAGTTATTTAGGTGTAAGTAATAGTGCATTCGTTGTTCGCGCTGACTTAGACTTGGAAAAACTAGTGGCAAGCGCAGACGCTCCAGGCGGTGCACCAGCAGATGGTACATTCTGGTTAGACAGCGATGCAACTACATATGGTATTTTTGAATGGAACGGTGCTGCCGCTACTTCAACAGGCGGACAGAGTTTTACTAACAAAGTTCCAACAATCGTTACAACTGGTACTCCAGCAAACAGCGTTGGTGCAGTTGGTACATACGCAATTTCATACAATGCTGACAACACATCAACTGGCCACTTGGTAAAAGTTTATTACAAGAGCCAATTTGAAGATGATGGTTCAGTTGGTACAGCAACATGGGTACAGATTGGTTCTAGCGCATGGGCAACAGCTCATCCTGTGGTAACTCCAACTGCTACTGTTAGTGCCGCACCATATACTTCAGGCGCTATGACTATTGTAGTAAACGGCGTAACACCTGGATCATCTGTGCCATTCTCGGGCGGAACAGCCACAGAAGTAGCAACAGCATTAGATGGACAAGTTCCAGGAGTAGGTGCTCGTGTTGTGAATGGTCAAGTGCATTTATTTGCAACTACAAACGATGTTAACAGTATCGAAGTTACCAGCGCAAGTACAAACATTTCTCAACTAGGTATTGTTGCTGGAACATATTATGCTCCAGATTTCAAGATTAGTCCGCATACAGACGTTCCATTATGGAAGCGTAATAAGAGCGGAAACATTGCTCGTCCTACAGGTTCTGTATGGATGAAGACAACTGAACCTAACTTAGGTGCTCGTTGGAGAGTTAAGATTTACAACGGTACTACACAGTTATGGGACGAAGCCAGTGCTCCGTTGTATGCTACTAACCAAGCGGCAAACTACGGTATTGACCCAACTAAGGGCGGTATTGGTATTCCTGTTAATTCTGTGTATGTACAATACAATTACGATGAATTTGCACAGCCTTTAGCAGAATTCCGTGTAATGCGTAGAGCACGTAGCGGTTCAACAGTAGTTAATACAGTTCAAATTGGTTTAACAACATTAACTTCTGGACAAGATTATGCTATTAGCCTTGGTGCTGGACAAGCAGGTAGTGCTACACTAGCGCAAGGTGTTGTAACATTTACTGCATCAGGTGTGGCCGCAACAACAGCCGCAAACATCGCAGCCGCAATTAATAGTGCTAACATTGGTGCTATTGAAGCCAGCGTAACCTCAGACAACCGTGTTAAGATTGAAAACACAGTTGGTGGCGATATTCGTTTTGCTGACGTTGGCGACAGCGCAACAGGTGCTTCAGCAGTTGGTAGACTAGGATTTATCAGCGAGAACACTAACGTTTATATTCTAGGCGAATCTGATGCAACATACGAGTATGTTGCTTCTAACTGGATTCCACGTACATTTGCTGGCACAACACAAAGTTATTTCATTGACACAGCCGCTCCAACTACACTAGTTGCAGACGGCGAACTATGGTATAGTTCAGTTGTTGATGAAGTGGATATTATGGTACACGATGGTAGTACTTGGGTAGGTTATGGAAAGGCCGTTGGCGGTTATCCAAACACAGACCCAGCAGGTCCTATTGTAAGTGCTTCTGAACCAACAATGTTCGCAGATGGCACTACAGAAATCAATGCAGAAGCAGATGGACAACTTTGGATCGACACCAGCGACATTGAAAACTATCCAGTAATCAAACGTTGGAACGGTGATACATTGAAGTGGGTAACATTAGACACATCAGATCAAACAACAGAAAACGGCGTATTATTTGCCGATGCACGTTGGGCAACTAGCGGTGGCGAAATGAACCCTAGCACAATCGCAGACTTATGGAATAGCGATTTCCTAGACTTCGATGCTCCAGATCCTGCACTATATCCACGTGGTATGATTCTATTCAACCTACGTCGCAGTGGCTTCAACGTTAAGCGTTTCAAGCGCAATTATGTTGACCTACAAGCAGACAACGGACGTATGGGCGATGTATCAATGGAAGCCTACTATCCACATCGTTGGGTTACTGAATCTGGTAACCAAGCAGATGGTAGCGGTTCATTTGGACGTCATGCACAGCGTAAGGTTATTATCCAAGCATTACAAGCATTGGTAAACAGCAACGAAGATATCCGCGATACAGAAGTTCGTTCATTCAACTTAATGGCTTGCCCAGGATATCCAGAGCTAATTGGCGAAATGGTTTCATTGAACTATGACAGAGGTTTAACAACTTTTGTTGTAGGCGATACTCCTCCACGCTTAACTCCAGATGCTACAACAATTAACGACTGGGGTAACAACGTTGCTCTAAGTCTACAAGACGATGATAACGGACTTGTAAGTTACGATGAATACTTAGGTGTGTTCTATCCATGGGGCTTTACAAGTGACAATGCAGGACGCGATATTGCTGTTCCTCCAAGTCACATGATTTGCCGTATGATTGCACTAAGTGACCAAGTAAGTTATCCATGGTTTGCACCAGCAGGAACACGTCGTGGCGGCATTACTAACGCAACAGCAGTTGGTTATGTAACAGCAGAAGGCGAGTTCCAATCAGTTGCTCTAAATGAAGGACAACGTGATACATTGTATAACGTAAAAGTTAACCCAATCACATTCTTCACTGGAGCAGGTTTAGTAAACTTTGGACAGAAGACTCGTGCAAGAAACGCTTCTGCCCTAGATAGAATCAACGTAGCACGTTTGGTAATTTACCTACGTAGCCAGTTGAACAAACTTGCTAAACCATACATCTTCGAACCTAATGACAAGATCACTAGGGACGAAATCAAGCAACAGGTTGAAAGTCTGTTGTTAGAGTTAGTCGGACAACGTGCTCTATACGACTTCTTAGTTGTTTGTGACGAAAGTAACAATACACCTAACAGAATCGATAGAAACGAATTGTATGTAGACATTGCTATTGAACCAGTTAAGGCTGTGGAATTCATTTACATTCCAGTACGCTTGAAGAATACTGGCGAGATTGCAGGGCTATAAGGCTAAGATAAATAATTACAGGAGATTATAGAGAATGTCTATTTCAACACTAAGCAGATTATCGGTGCCCTTAGCCAGTGACCAGTCAGCAAGCTCTCAAGGCTTGTTGATGCCTAAACTGTCTTACAGATTCAGAATTTCATTTGAGAATTTTGGGGTATCAACACCAACAACAAACTTAACCAAGCAAGTTGTTGAAGCAAAACGTCCAGAAGTAACATTTGATTCTGTAGAATTACCAGTGTACAACAGCCGTGTTTACATGGCTGGTAAACACAAGTGGAACCCAATCACATGCAAATTGCGTGACGATGCCACAGGTGAAGTGCAAAAGTTAGTCGGTGAGCAACTACAGAAACAATTTGACTTTTTTGAACAAAGTTCGGCAGCATCTGGTATTGACTATAAGTTTACTACTAGATTAGAAATGTTGGACGGTGGTAACGGTGCTAACGTTCCTACAGTTTTAGAAACTTGGGAAATTTATGGATGCTTCTTAACAACAGCATCTTATGGTACTGTAAACTACGGTAGTAACGACGCAGTAACTATTGATTTAACTATTCAGTACGATAACGCAATCCAGAGCCCACAAGGCACTGGCGTTGGTACAGCAGTAGGAAGAGCTCTAGGAACTCTCGCTACAGGTGGATAATTAGTTCCGGGAGCAATATAAAAGGACACTTCGGTGTCCTTTTTCTTTATCTGCACACTTTTTCTTAGCCGATAAATAATTATATGGCAAACATACTCAACGGATTTTTAAACAACGTAGGACAAGGACTAGGTAACCCTAAAGGTACGCTAGGCGATTTCCAACACGCGGCAAGACTTTATAATAGTCAGGCTATGCGACTTGCTCCCAAAGGCAAGTGGATGTATCACGTGGTATTCAACATTAATCCACGTGCTTTAGGATCAGCAAAATTTGATATTCAGAAACACGGTACTGCTATCAATATGTTGGTTAAGTCTATTGATCTTCCTAAGTTTAGAGCTCAGGTTGAAAAGCCAATACAATATAACAGAAAAAGACAAATCCATACTAAGTTAGAATATGATCCAATTAGCGTTGGATTTCATGATGACAACTTTGGCCTAACAACAAACCTATGGGCTATGTATTATGGTTATTATTTTGCAGACAGTAAACATGGCGGTAGTGCAGGATCATCTGCCGCAGGATCATTATTGTCTGGTGTAGGAAATTTAATAGCAGGCTTTATACCTGGAAGCAATGGACTACTAGGCGCAGTTAAAGGATTCCTAGGTAGCTCAGATGCAGGTGTGCCTGCCGCTTATCAGCGTAATAGTTACAAAGGCTCCGCACTAAACACATATCGTTATGGCCTAGATAATGGTAGCGGTGCTCCTTTCTTTAGTAGCATTCAAATATTCCAATTAGCAAGACATCAGTATCAGAGTTATACATTAATTAATCCAGTAATTACAAGTTGGAGTCATGACAGTCTTGCTACCAGCAGTACAGAAGCATCTGGTAACACCATGCAGGTTGCCTATGAAGCAGTTATATATGGTGCCGGCGCAGTTAGTCGTGGCAATCCAAAAGGATTTGCTACAGAGTTTTATGATAATCAGCCTAGCCCATTAGGATTATTAGGCGGCGGTGTAACTAGTTTGTTTGGTCAAGGCGGCGTACTTGGTGGCATCGGTGATATCCTTAGTGATCTCGGACCGGGCGGTAATGGATTTACACTGGGTACACTAATTAAAGGCATTAACGTTTATAACAATGCTAAGAAACTAACTAAAGAAGGACTACGCGAAGAAGGATTTAGTATTTTTAAATCTGCACTTGGTGCCAGCACAGGAATTGACGTTAGCGGTGTGGCTAATGTATTGTTCCCTAAAAAGGCAAGTAGTGCGGCTAATGCACCAACTAAAGCACTTGCACCGGTGGCTGCTAGTTCTGGAAAGACAAATGATCAAATGATCAAAACTTTAAATAACAATCCAGCGGCAAAGGCAGCAGTAGCACGACAAGCCTTTGCCAATGGGTTTGTTGCAGGATTCGCTACAGGTGTTGCAGTCACAGCCGGAGCAACTGCCGGAATCGCAATTACTCCTCAGCAGGCCGCGCAAGCATACGACTCGTTGCCAGCGGCAACAAAAGCACAAGCCGAAGCAGCCGTAATAAAGGCATTAGAAAATAATGATCCAACTGTATCAAATATTGCGTCGGCTGCTATAGCAAAACTACCAGGATTTTTAGGATAATCATGTCAAACATATCACAGAGCAGTAACTTACCGCAAACAGAGCAAACAGATTCCGGTGAAAAAGTAAAATCATTTTTTGATGCTTATTTCATTGAGCCTATTAGTTTTCCAGCAGATCAAATCGATGCCACAGTTGGCTTCTTTCAAAAAAGAGGCTTTGACGATCTGGCCAGCCAAGCCACTGCTATTGTATTATTACAACAGGCTAAAATAGACGGCGTAAATGTGTTTACATTGTTAGACACACTAAAAGGTCTGGAAGATATTAAACTTAGTGCCGTAGTTGCAGAAGTCCTTAACTATAACAGACAAAAGATATCTACCCTAGGATATCGTCAACAAGGTCAAGGCGACTTACTGGAAAGCAGAAACATAGTAGTATAATATGGCCAGCAAGTTTGCACAAGGTAAGTTCGCTTTAAAAAATCCAGAAAAGTATATGGGTAATAGAACTCCTACCTACAGAAGTAGTTGGGAATGGGCAGTAATGCAGATGTTCGATAATAATCAAGCCATCGAAAAGTGGGGCAGTGAAGTAGTTAAAGTTCCTTATAGAGATCCTTTAACTGGCAAGCATACTATCTATGTACCAGATTTTTTTGTAGTCTATAATGATAAAAACGGACGTAAACACGCAGAAGTCTGGGAAGTTAAACCTGCTAGTCAAGCAGTATTAGAAAAAGTAGGACGTAGTAAAACTAACCAGGCCGCATATATTAAAAATCAAGCCAAGTGGGCGGCTTGTCGTGCTTGGTGTAAACAGCAGGGTATAATGTTCAGAGTTGTATCGGAAAATGATATTTTCCATAACGGTAAGCGATAAGTATTGTATGACTAAAAAACTTGAAGAATTACTCAATTTACCTGAAAATCAAGAAATCGTTAAAAACGAAGAAAAGAATCACAGGAAAGCAGAAAAGCAACTAGCTCGTGATAATGCCCCAGCGGAAAACCTATTCCGCGATATTGGAGAAATTGACAAGATTGCTGCCGCATTACCTCAGGTTAAAGGACTAGGCGATATTGCAGACAGCGAATTAGATGCACTAGCACAAAAGGCCACAGATGCCTATGACGATTTAGTTGACCTGGGCATGAACGTTGAACCACGCTATAGTGCCAGAATTTTTGAAGTAGCACAGACCGCACTTAAAAATGCTATAGATGCTAAATCAGCAAAGATAGACAAAAAGCTCAAGATGATTGAACTACAGCTCAAAAAGCAGAAGTTAGATCAAGAGGCTAAACCAGCAGGAGACGAGGACGACATTCAAGGCGAAGGCTACTTGATTACAGACCGCAATAGTCTGCTGGAAAAATTAAAGAATATGAAATAAATACAGTAGTGGGGAAAACTATGAAATCATTTAACGAATACTTAACAGAAAGCAAAAAAACATACGAGTTTAAGATTAAAATCGCCGGCGATTTAGACGAAGAAACTAAGACTAAACTTAAAGGTGCTATGGAACGTTTTTCCATTGTAAAAATGGATAACGGCAAACGCTTACCTATTGCAGAGCGCCATTTAGATTTCCCAGAATTAGAAAACACAAATGTTACAGTATTCAGTGTTGAAGTTAACTACCCTACTACTACACAGGTTTTAGAAAACTATATCTGTCAAGTATGTGGTTGTGAAAAGAACCGTGTAAGAGTTCGTACTGCTAATCAAGAAGCAGAACAAGTAGAAGTAAATTTTAATAAAGAACAAGGCGAAGCACTTCTCGCCAAAGAAGATCTTGGTGGCGAAAGTGCTCAGGACAAAGTTGGTGACAAGCACGTATCAAGTTTCTTAAAAGGCTTAGTTGCAGATGCAAAGTCTCGTCAGGATTCACAAGTACATAAAGAAAAAGCATCTGAAATGCCAGAGTCTGGGGCTAGTATAAGTCCAATTGGCTCCAAAACTCTAAAAGGAAAATAATCATGGACATGAAAAAATTATTAGGCATCGTTACTGGTGCTAAAGCAGAAACAACAACTCAGTTAAACGAGAATATCGAAGAGTGTGGCATGCCAGGCCCAATGGGTTCTCCAAGCACACCTCCAGTAACAATGAGTGTAAATTTAAACGCACAAGGTGTAGACAATATTAAAGAATTGTTAAATTTAATGCGCTCAGCAGAGTCTGGTCTAGGACACGATCACATGCCAGCACCAATGGGCATGCCAATGCCAGCAGTAGGCTTAGATATGCCAATTAAAGTTACAAAAATTGGCGGGGAAGAACCTGGTGATGAAATGGGCGATGAGCCTGAAATGAAACCAGCAGGTGCAGATGGCGACCGTGGCATGGATCAAATTAAAGATTTAGTTCGCAAGGCAGGTATTGAAAAAGAATATTCTAACAGTCCTGAAGAAGCATACGCAGGTGTAGACAGCGTAACTACAGACGCCGGCGGCGGCATGAACGAACCAAAAGACCCAGCAGACCTACGTGTTAAAGATCCTAGCGGTTACGAAAATGCAGAGGAAGCCTATGCTAACGAACCAGACGAACAATACAGTGACCACAATACATTGATTAAAGATTTGTCAGGTGGTTTAAATAAAGAAAAACAACAGTATGCTAAAGCGCAAGATGGCGACAATGCAATGGCCGTAAGAGCAGAAAGCATTCGTCAAGCATTGGATCAACGCTACAGAGAAATCAAAGAAGGCAAGTAATTCGTCGGCGGTTGCATTGTGATTAAGACAATGCCAAATGGGCTCTTCGGAGCCCATTTTTTTCGTTAAATAAAGTATGGCAGGAAAAACATTAGACGGCGTATTAATTAAGAAAGCCCACAGGCAAGAACGTTTCACGGAACAACAGATTGCCGACTTAGCCCAGTGTGCTGACCCATCAACTGGTTATCTATACTTTGCTAAGAATTTCTTTTACATACAGCACCCAGTTAAAGGTAAGTTATTATTTGAACCATATGAGTATCAGGTAAACTTACTAGATAGTTATCACAACCACAGATTTAATATCAATATGTTACCACGTCAAAGTGGTAAGACTACCTGTGCGGCTGGCTATTTGTTGTGGTATGCTATGTTCCATCCAGACCAGACTATTCTTGTTGCCGCACACAAATATACAGGCAGTCAGGAAATTATGCAACGCATACGCTATGCCTATGAAGACTGTCCAGACCACATACGCTGTGGTGTAACAAACTATAACAAAGGGAGTATAGAATTTGATAATGGATCACGTATTGTATCAGCAACTACTACTGGCAACACTGGTCGCGGTATGTCAATATCCTTACTATACTGTGATGAGTTTGCATTTGTACAACCAAACATTGCAGACGAGTTTTGGACATCTATTTCGCCAACACTAGCAACTGGTGGTCGTGCTATTATTACTAGCACACCTAACAGTGACGAAGACACATTTGCTACTATTTGGAAAGAAGCAGAAAAGAAATTTGACGAGCACGGCAACAGCACTGATGTAGGTGTTAATGGATTCCACAGTTTTAGAAGCGAATGGTGGGAACATCCAGATAGAGATGAAGCCTGGAAAACTGTAGAACTAGGACGCATCGGTGAAGAACGATTCCGTCGAGAATACGGTTGCGAATTCTTAGTCTATGACGAAACACTGATTAACAGTATCTGTCTTGCTGGCATGGAAGGCAAAGAACCAATCCTTAAAATGGGACAATGTCGTTGGTACAAACAGCCCACCGACGATATGATATATGCCGTTGCTTTAGATCCGGCACTGGGCACTGGAGGCAACTATGCGGCCATACAAGTTTTAGAATTGCCCACAATGATACAGGTAGCAGAGTGGCAACACAATACTACTGCCATCGAAGGACAGATAAAAATACTTAAAGATATCAACAAGTATATTGCAGACTGCTGTCCAAAAACACAGGGCAGTAACATCTACTGGAGTATTGAAAATAACACAGTAGGCGAGGCGGCACTAATTGTAGTTAAGAACGTGGGCGAAGAAAACATACCCGGAATGTTTATAGCAGAACCAATACGCAAAGGGCATGTTCGCAAGTTCCGCAAGGGATTTAATACTACACATCGCAGTAAAATATCGGCTTGTAGCAGACTAAAACACTTAATCGAGTCTAACAAGTTAAAAGTAAACAGTAAAGCACTGATATCAGAACTAAAGGCTTTTATTGCTTCAGGTATCAGTTTTAAAGCAAAATCGGGCGAAACTGACGATTTAGTATCGGCAATGCTTCTAGCAGTACGTATGAGTTCTGTAATGGCAGACTGGGATCAGCGTGTATTTGAAGTTATGACGGGCAGATTTGAGGATGACGAGAACGATTACGAGCCACCAATGCCTATATTTGTTTCAACAGGATTCTAATAAATACTACTATGAAAGATTTGACCACAATTTCCACTGACCTTTTCAACAAAGTTCGTAGCAGATTCTCCAATGTAAAACTAGGGGATCAAGCAGGTGTTGTTATTACAGACCCAGCAACTGCTCGCTTTTTTGACTTGGATTTTACTCACGAGGGTGCTAGTTTAGGGCACGTTAATATCAAGTTAGACGACGATAGTTTAACTGTGATTTACAATGAATCCATGGTGGAAGGCGAGCACACAGATGCTAAAAAACATTGGTACGATTTTTTGAAAGAATTGCGTATGTTTGCCAAGTCGAACATGCTGAACTTTGATACTAGAGATATTACAAAAACAAATCTAGACAAAAGAGATTATGAATATCTGGCACAGGAAAACGGAGATACAAAAATGAGTGAATCAAAACTATGGGGTACTAGCAAGACTAGTTTCCAAGACATGGGTGAAGCGAAGATTATCGTCAAGCACAGTCAACCAGTTAATTACAATATTCCAGCAGGACGTACAATGCACATTGATAGCATTTACATCGAAAACGCCGCTGGAGAAAGATTCCGTTATCCACACCGCCACTTAAATGGTGCTCGTGCAATGGCCACTCACGTAGCCAACGGCGGTACTGTATATGATGCAATTGGCACACACATATCTGGATTAAGCGAAGAACTAAGCAAATTACGTCAATTTAAAAATTACACTCAGCGTAACGGCTTACAAGAAGCACTAAGCGATGTATCCGAATTAGTACTATCACGTATTTCCGATATTAAAGAACAGATTTCAAAACTACAGCGTCAAAGTTATTATGCAGAGTTTGCAGAAAGTTTTGCGCCTGCAAGAGAATTACCTATCCCAGAAGAAACAGTTAATAGTTGGGTAGATGCACTGACAATCCGTACATTCAACGAAGAACTTAAATCTGTATTCCCATTTATCTACAGACTAGTAGATCAACCAAAAGCATTAGGATATGAAGATTTAGTTGGTGAAGGCAAAGGCAAAGTTTGCGATGTTTGCGAGAAGAATCCATGCGTATGTGACGATGACGATTTAGAAGAACATAATCATTTGGCAGATTACGAACAGCATTTAGATGACATTACAACATTCGAATATGATGTTCAAGAGCCGCCTATGGCACAGCCTGCTCCTACACAAGCACCAAATGCTCGCGAAGTTGTAGAATTTATTATGAGTATGTACGATCAAGAGCAAGGAACTTTTCCTAAAGGCGAAGAGGGTGTAAAGATTGCTGTTGAAAAACGTTTTGGCGAACACGCTGGACAATTTGCTAGTCAAGTAGTTGAAAGACTAAGCTCTAAAGAACAAATGATGCCCGCACAAGAAGGACCTGACTTTGAAAGTATGCAAGGCGCTATTCAAGAAGCCGCCGATGCTACATCAGTTGGGGAGTTGGAGGCTGCAATTAAAAAGTTTCAACAAGCGGCTGGTATAGCGGTTGATGGTAAGATGGGTCCAGCCACACAAAAGGCTATGCAAGCGGCCAAGTCACAACAACCAGCACAAGGTGCGGCAGCACCAGCAGGCGGAGCACCAGCAGGCGGAGCGGCACCAGCCGCGGCTCCTGCACAAGGACAAACAAAACCAGCAACACCTGCTCCAGCTCAAGCACCAGCCGCGGCTCCAGCAGATGAATATGCTCCAAAGAAATCAGGAGCGTTTGCAGCCGCACAACAACAATATAGTCAACCAGCGGCACCTGCACAAGCACCTGCACCAGCGGCTCAACCTGCTCCTGCACAAGCACCTGCACAACCTTCCGCTCAAGGAAGTGCCGCAGGATTTGCGCCAGCACAAGGTGGACAACCTGCTCCTGCACAAGCACAGACTCCACAACAACAAATTGATGCCGCTAAACAGCAGAGTCTATCAAACTGGAAGGCACAGAATTTAGCACAATGGAAAAAACAAAATCCAGGTAAAACTCCTCCAGCACCAGTAAGCCAAGGTATGGCTGGCAACGATTTCTAATATATGCGTTTAAGAGAAATAACAGAAAACAGACAGTTAAATGAATTCCTTCCAATTATCGGAGCCATTGGTGCTACGGTAATTCCTGGACTGGGAGGCATGACTATCGCCGCACTTATAGGTGCTGTTTTTACTGTATGGACAGTTTGGGACATATACGATTACGCTGTAAAAATTTATAAAGATCCCAACTCAATGGATATAACAGACTGGGCAATATTAGTTTTTGAAATTGCCGCAATGAAAGGTCCTCTAAAAAGTCTTTCCAAAGCGGCAAGAGAAAAAATTATCGAAGCGATTCCTCAACCTGTTAAGGAAGCAATGGGCAAGGCAGTTAAAGAAAAGGTCTTAAAGGAAGTAGAAAAGTCTGGAGCCAAAACTGCTGACAAAGCGGCTGATGCGGCTGATGACATTTACAAACCTCAACCTCGCAGAAATCGCGTTGATAGTGTTCCAAGTACTAAATCGGCAGAACCTGCAACACCAACCGGCCCAACAACTGCCACACCTGCATCACAAAAAACAGCACCAAAGAATCCTAATTTAATTGATAGACCGTTTAAGAAAGAAGATATCTTACGTCTAGCAGGATTGGCAAAATAAATCACATTTAGCGCAGGATTTCTCTTGCGATAATAAATAAAAGTGCGTACAATACAATGTATGCACTTTTTGTTTTACAGTTGGTGTAAAACAAATATAAGGCAAAACAGGCATATTAAAAGGAGAACATTATGGCCACATTAGCAGAAATTCGTGCAAAACTACAGGCACAAGAAACAAGATCAAGCGGCGGTGACCGCCCCGTTGGTGACAACGCAATCTATCCGTTCTGGAACTTAGATCAAAACAAAGAATCCACAGTACGTTTCCTACCAGATGGTAATGGAGACAATACTTTCTTTTGGGCAGAACGCCTAATGATCAAGTTACCTTTCGCTGGTATTAAAGGCGAAACAGATTCTAAACCAGTACAAGTTCAAGTACCATGTATGGAAATGTATGGTGAAACTTGCCCAATCCTTAGTGAGGTGCGTGGTTGGTTTAAGGATAAGAGTCTTGAAGACTTGGGTCGTAAGTACTGGAAAAAGCGTTCATACATTTTCCAAGGCTTTGTAGTAGAAGACGGATTGAAAGAAGATTCACATCCAGAAAATCCAATTCGCCGATTCATTATCGGTCCACAAATTTTCCAATTAATCAAGTCAGCATTAGTTGACCCAGAGTTGGAAGAATTGCCAACAGACTTCGCACGTGGCGTTGACTTTAAATTGGTCAAGACCAGCAAAGGTGGCTATGCTGATTATTCTACATCAAAGTGGAGCCGTCGTGAACGCCCATTAACCGATGCAGAACTTGACGCAGTCAAGGCACACGGTTTATTCAACTTAAATGACTTCTTGCCTAAGAAGCCAGGTGATGTTGAGCTCAAAGTTATCAAAGAAATGTTCCAAGCATCAGTTGACGGTGAACCGTTTGACAAAGAAGCATGGGGACAATACTTCCGTCCAGCAGGTATGGGTTCTGTAACAGGCGACCCAACAGCAGGTACATCTGCTCCAGCGGCAGACCATAACATTGATCCAGACGAAGCACCTGCTCCTAAAGTAAGTGCTCCTGCACCAAAGGCTGAAACAGCCTCTGCTCCAGCAAGTGGTAGCGGTCGTGCAGAAGACATTCTTGCGATGATTCGCAATCGTCAAAAGCAATAAGCAATTAGAGAAAGTATAGAGGTTCCGCCTCTATACTTCTCGCCACTATAAGGAGAATAAAATGGCAAAATTATCTAAATTAGCGAAAGTATCTGAGTCATTTACTGTAAATCGTTATGACAATGGATTCATGATCGAAGTCAGCGGTCGTGATAAAAAAGAAGATTGGAAGACAGCCAAGATTATGTGTACTACTGAAGAAGAACTAATCGCTGTCATCAAAGAAGCAAATTCAATGGAATTGGATCAATAACATGGCAACTAAAGCATTTGATTTATCTAAATTCCGTAAAACTCTAACTAAGAGCATCGACGGACTTAGTGTAGGTTTCCAAGACCCAACTGACTGGGTTAGCACTGGTAACTATGCGCTAAACTATTTGATTAGCAGTGACTTCCATAGAGGTATTCCTTTGGGCAAGGTTACTGTATTCGCTGGCGAATCTGGTGCAGGCAAATCATATATTTGTTCTGGCAATATTGTACGTCACGCACAGGAACAAGGTATCTATGTTGTCTTAATTGACAGCGAAAACGCCTTGGACGAGAAATGGTTACACGCACTTGGCGTAGACACCAGCGAAGACAAATTACTAAAACTTAACATGGCTATGATTGATGACGTTGCTAAAACTATCAATGAGTTTATGAAAGAGTACAAGGTAATGGAAGACCGTCCAAAGGTCTTGTTTGTTATTGACTCGTTGGGTATGTTGTTAACACCTACAGACGTTAATCAGTTTGAAGCAGGCGATTTGAAAGGTGATATGGGCCGTAAGCCTAAAGCACTTACAGCACTTGTTCGTAACTGTGTAAACATGTTTGGTAGCAACAACGTTGGTTTGGTAGCAACTAACCATACATACGCTAGTCAAGATATGTTTGATCCCGATGATAAAATTTCAGGTGGACAGGGCTTTATCTACGCATCAAGTATTGTTGTTGCTATGAAAAAGCTCAAACTTAAAGAAGACGAAGACGGCAACAAAATTTCAGAAGTTAAAGGTATTCGTGCGGCTTGTAAGATTATGAAGACACGCTATGCTAAACCTTTTGAAAGTGTTCAAGTTAAAATCCCTTACGAGACAGGTATGAATCCCTACAGTGGATTGGTAGACTTGTTTGAAGCCAAGGGTTTCTTGCAAAAAGATGGCAATCGACTTAAATACGCAGGGTCGGAAGAATTGAAGTTCTATCGTAAAGAGTGGGAACGCAATGAAGACGGATGCCTGGATAAAGTCATGGTTGACTTTGCTAAGAATCCTATTGTACAATCTAACATCGACCTTGAAACTGGAGAGATTTTAGAAAATGTTGAATGAAGATCATATCATTGATATATGGACAGGACTAAAAGAGTTTTTTGATAAAAAGCAAATTGAAACTGTCGCAAGTAAGTACGTTGATATCCTCGCCGATAACGGTGTTCAGGATCATGTTTTCAAAGCCGCAATAGGCGGAGACGAAGATCTTGATGCCGCTATCGAATACTATCTCGATGACTGGGATGGCGAAACTGAGGACGAGATTGATTATGATTCACACGACTATGACGAGGACTAATGGGTTGGTATAACAAAATTGCTGATGATATCAGTAATATTCCAGATGCTGTAACATACTTTGAAGCCGAATTATTGGCCGCAAGGAATGAATGCCGTATAACGGGTAATTTAGAAAAGGCAGCGGCCAGTATGCCAGGCATTGTGGAACAACGTTTTAGCCAACTACAGGAAATAGAGGCTGTTCTCGAGTATTTGAATATTGAATTACGAAGACTTAAGAGCAGTCATTTCCGAAAATATTTAGAAAATTATGCTCGTGCATTAAGCAGTAGAGATGTAGAAAAATATGTTGAAGGCGAAGCAGATGTTGTTGATATGGAAAAGATTATCAACGAATTTGCTCTGCTAAGAAACAAATGGCTAGGCATTACCAAAGCACTGGATCAAAAACAATGGCAGATTACTAACATTGTTAAATTACGTGTTGCTGGTATGGAAGACGCCACGCTATAAACTCCCAGGTTGCATAATGGTTAAATACTACTATTATGCGACCTATTCCTATTTTTATTGGGTATGATCCCAGAGAAGCAATAGCATACCATGTATGCGCTAACAGTATCATTAGAAACTCTAGTGTACCTGTTAGTATCACACCTTTAGCATTAAACAATTTTAAAGATTATACCGAAACGCACACAGACGGTAGTAATCAATTCATCTATAGTAGATTCCTTGTGCCTTACTTAACTGGCTTTTCTGGTCATGCTATCTTTATGGACGGCGATATGATTGTTCGAGGAGATATTGCAGAGTTGTGGGAACTTAAAGAAACTAGTAAAGATGTGCAGGTTGTAAAACACGATTACAAGACAAAGATGCCTGTTAAGTATCTTGGTTCAAAGAATGAAGACTATCCACGTAAAAACTGGAGTAGTGTAATGTTATTCAATTGTAGTAATTTCCCAACTAAAAAACTAACACCAGAATATATTCAAAAATCTACAGGCGCACATTTACATAGATTTGAATGGACCGATGACAGTCGCGTTGGAGAATTACCTAAGGAATGGAATTGGCTTCCTGACGAGTACGGTGCTAATCCGGATGCTAAATTATTACATTATACTCTAGGAGCACCTTGCTTTCACGAGTTTGCCGATACGCCACAGGGCAACGAATGGCATCGTGAACGCATACTAACCGAGTATTGTCAACAAAGAGATATCAAATGATTAATGAATATTTAGAAAATCGTGACGGGCTCTGGTGGGCAAAAAATGAAACTGCCTGTTATAATTTTACTAAAAAAGAAATTGATCTCCCTGAACATTTAATGTCGTTTGTTTCAAATAAAGAAGTTATAGTACAGGCCGGTGGCAATATGGGATGGTTTACACAACTGTATGCAAAATGTTTTGAAAGGGTTTACGTATTCGAGCCTGATAATATTAATTTTCTGTGTCTTACGTTAAACAATCCTGAGAGACACATTATGAAATATCAGGCATGTCTCGGCGATTCTAGAAATTTAGTTAATGTTACATATAGAGATCACGACAGAGGTAAAAACCATATAGATATAAAAACCAATTTAATAAAAATGCAACGCAACGGTATCAGGCCTGATAAAATTCCAACATTATTAATCGACGATTTAAATTTAGACGCATGTTCTTTTATACACCTTGATATTGAAGGATATGAATGGTATGCACTAAATGGTGCAAAAAATACCATTGAAAAATATCTTCCTGTGATAGCAGTCGAAGAAGTTGGCCACGGCGACAGATATAATAAACCTTTTTCAGAAATTGAAAATTTATTAAAATTTTATAATTATAAAATTGTTGATCGTTATAGACATGAGGTAGTTTTTTCTGTATGAAAGCATTTGTTATATCTTTAACTAAGATACCTAGTTCAGCAAATAGTTCTGCACAAGTTTTAGAAAAATTAATCGAATACGGGTTCGATGCACAAATATTTGAAGGAACATATGGAGACGAAGGTGTTTATCTTTTTAAACAAGATAAGAGACGGGTTGCCAAATATGGAATAAAAACTGAAACTATCTCTATAGATGAATATAAATCTAGATTTCCTGACTCCGAATTTCCAGAAGAAGTAGGAAGTATTAATATAAGAATAGATATATCTACAGATCCGAAATTACAGGAAAAAACTTTAAGACCAGGAGTTATTGGTTGTTTTTACAGCCATTATAGACTTTGGAAACTATGTATAGAATTAGACGAGCCTATTTTTATTTTTGAAGATGATGTAATATTTGAAAGAGGATATACTCCAGTAGTATGGACTGATATATTAATGTTATGTACTGGAAAGAGTGCTTACGAAAATCCAAAATATGCTGAATATCTATATAATCCGCCAAAAAAAGCAGAAGCACTTAAATTACCAAACACATCGATGCCTGGAGCCGTGGGTTACGGAATTACACCTGCAGGAGCAAAAAAATTAGTAGATGCTTACAGAGAAGAAGTATTACCCGCAGATACTGCTATGAATAAATTCGTTGTAAATTTAGAATTTCACAATCAATTAATGGGTCGTGCGGCAATTGACGTAGACGGCAAAGACTCGCTGACAAAAACTTTAATGTGGGGAATTTTTAATGATTATTCCGACGGCACTGGCTAAGTCTACCAGTACATCGAATATAGATAGAATAATCGATCAAGCACAAATCGTTTATAAAATTTATCACGAAATACAAGAACTTAGAAAGAAAAATAATAACGTTATTTTAGAACAAAAACAGAATCTTTTTCTTCGATTAATTGCAGATACAGATTTAACAGCGTTAACTATGATTAGTTTTCCTGATAAAGATATACAACTGTATAACGAATTTAAATTTGTTAAAAATATCACTAAACCAATATTAGTTAGAGGCATTGCATCTACCGATTATATTAACTTAGTTAAAGACAAAGGATTAGATTATTATTTTATAGAAACTGGATACTTTGGAAACTACAGAACAACTGTTAATCCAAATGCTAAAAAATTATGGCATAGAATTGTAAAAAATTCCATGCAACACGAAAAAATTTTAAATGTGCCCGGTGACAGATGGGAACAACTTTGTGCCATAGATGAAAATTTAAAATGGAAAGGATGGAAAAAATCCGGCAGCAAAATTTTACTGATAGCACCAATTGATAAATCTGCAGGGAACTACGGTTATACAAAAGATTCTTGGATTGCGTCTACTGTTGATACATTAAAAAAATATACAGATAGAGAAATTGTTATTAGAGAAAAAATGTCAAGGCCAGATAGAACGTTTAAAAAAACAATATATCAAGCACTAGACGAAGATATTTTTGCTGTAGTCACACTTAATAGTATTGCGGCCATAGAAGCAGTAGCCTATGGAATACCTGCATTTACTACAGCACCTACTGCGGCGGATCCGGTGTGTTTAAAAGATTTGTCAAAGATAGAAACACCGTTTTACCCTGACGAGAGTTTTGTTTATAAGTGGTGTAGTTCGCTGGCCTACGGACAATTTCATCTAGAAGAAATGATAACAGGCGATGCTTGGAGAATGGTTTTAGAAAATGAACAACGCGAAACAATTAATTATTAAAAGTTATCTTAGTAGCCTACCTAAGCATATCAATGGCACCGAGAAAGTAAATGCACTAACATACTTTGCAGAAGGCGCCGCAAAATGTGGAGACCTGGCATCTACTACAACTTCTTATCAATATGAACCTTGTGACGTGGGTGCAATTATTGGAAATGCCTTCGATGCAAATCCAAGTAAAACTACGTTGGACCATTATAAAGTTCGTAAAATGGTAATGGACACACAGATTAAAAATGGAAGATATTGGCTTAGTATTGATAGTAACGTGTTCATCTATAAGAATAAAGAAAACCCTAAAAAATATTTAAGATATAGTTTCAATGGCGTATTTCCGGCAACAGGTATCTATTGTAACGATAATCCTGGAGAAGAAAACTGGAACAATATTAAACGCGATTATGATATGGATTTAAAACCGTGGCGTTCAACTGGAAATCATATTCTTATTACACTACAACGCCCCATGGGTTGGAGTATGCGAGGTTACAATCTAATGAAGTGGTTAGAGGAAACATTTACTAAAATAAGAACTTATTCTGACCGTCCCGTTGTTATTCGTTGGCATCCCGGAGACTGGAAGAATTTTTCAAATTATGCACCGTTATTAAAAAAATATAATGCTACAATTAGTCCTCAAGAAAGACATATCACTGAAGATTTAATTAATTGTTGGGCACTAGTTTGTCATAATAGTACGCCTAGTGCCGTTGCTCCAATAGAAGGTATACCTGCTTTTATTACAGACGATCCTAGTTACAGTCAAGGAGGCGATGTTGCTAATACAGATTTTAGTAAATTAGAAAATCCTATACTAGCAGATAGAGAACAGTGGATTAAGAAACTTGCACAATGTCATTGGAGTTTCGACGATACCAGATCGGGCAGATGCTGGAATCACATGAGAAATTATATCAAATAACGCGATTGTTCTTCTACAAAAATCTTTAAACTTTTTCTAACACCTTTAGCAGTCCAGATGCAACTGTGAGCATTCATTTCCCAGTCGATGTATGACATGGGTAAATTTCCATAATTGTACTTTGGCACTAGTGGTAAAAGTACATCTTGGTCCAATCCCCAATAAATGTAATCGCCTTTTAAATTAATTTCAAGAAGATTTGCATATTCTGATAGAAACTGACTTGTTTCAACATTTCCTGGAGACATCAGTCCTCCTGCTAAAAATCTAGATTTCTTTCCTGGAACTTGGTGTATATAAAAATGTTTAGTAGATGCTAATGAAACAATATTTTTTCTAACAACAGCATCAACATCTATAGAAAAGAATGGTTGTGTTGGTTGTATTAATTCTTTTAAACGTATAAATCTAGCACAGGCAAAATAAGTTTTTTGTACTCGTTCAATAATAGATTTGTCGCCGCCTTTTTCCATAGATTTTAAAATACGTTGTTTTCTCTCTAAATCATCAGGATTAATTAAATTTTGCGACCACTTGTTTGCGGCATTTAAAAATAAATCTAAAGGAGCATACTCATACGAGTAAGAAACATTTTTATTTTGACAAAAATCTAATTGATCTTGTCTAGGATTAAACAAATGAATGTGAATATTATTATTACTATTTTTTTGAATGCTGTTAATTAAAGATTTTCCAAATTCATCAAAATATTTCTCATCACAGGCTCCATAGATGAAAAAATCGGTGTGGCTTAATTTTCCTTGCAGTGGCGGTATAATCATGTAAATATTTACTCTATGAAGATAGCCTACTTTCCTAATCAGACAGCATTACAATCGGAACCTATATGGGGATCATTCCTTGACGGCTGTAGACAAATTGGTATTGAGCCGAGAGAAAACAGCAAAGATGCAGATTGTGCTGTGATTTGGAGTGTTTTGTGGAATGGTCGTATGCGTATGAACGAAAATGTCTATACGCACTACCGCAGTATGAATAAACCAGTATTCATCATTGAAGTTGGAGCACTGGATCGAGGTCGTACATGGAAAATTTCTGCTAATCACATCAGCAATGAAGGAATTTACGGAAATACCGAAAATATCGACTATGACAGAGCGAGAAAATTAGGTATAGGTCTTCAGGATGTAAAATCTTCGAGAAAAAATTCTATATTAATTGTTGGCCAACATGAAAGAAGCCTACAATGGCAAAATCAGCCCACTACTAGAACCTGGTTATCTCAAAAAGTTGCCGAAATTCAAAAATATACAGACAGACCCATAATTTTTCGACCCCATCCTCGTCATCCGATTGGTACTGCACCTATACCTGGTATAATTTTTGAACAACCTAATAAAATTCCAGGCACTTATGACAAATTTGACATTGCATTTGACCATCATTGTGTGATTAGTCACAACAGTGGCCCTGGCACCCAAGCGGCAATCGCAGGAATACCTATAATTTGTGATAAAACCAGTCTGGCACATCCACTTAGTTCTAGTATTTCAAAAATTAATGAAATTTTCTTGCCTGACAGACAAAATTGGTTTCATCAAATACTACACACCGAATGGACCGTTGATGAGATTAGCCAAGGCATTCCACAAAAACGTATATTAAATGTACTAAATCGTTGACAACGTCAAAAAATGTGTTATAATATAAAATATGACACATACCGTTGAGGACGCATTAGAAATTTTAGCAGGACTAACTAGTCGTGCCGTGAATATTCGTATTGACTTTGGAGAAGTTAATCTAGTCAAAAGTCTTGCACGACAAGTTAACCGCGGTACTGCGCTGACCGACAGGCAATTAGACTTAGCCATCAAAAAAATTGAAAAATATCGGCTTGGCTTAGAACAAAATTCGGTAGATGTGGAAAGTTTGCTGGCACTTAAGACACTACGTTTGCCTATAAGACAAATTGATAGAACGCAAACGATATCCTTGGTCACCGACTCAGACAACAAAATCAAAGTTTTAATAAAATTCGTATTTTCTAAGAAATTTGCCGGAATTTGGTCAAATTTACAAGAACAACTAACTGCAAGTTGTCAAGAGACCAAAGGTGAAAAGAAGTTATCATTCAACGAACAAGACCTTTACCTTATAGTCAACACACTACGCCCATTGGGATTTATCATTACTGAAGACGTAGAAGCACTATATGAAAAAATCGAAGAAATTTACCTAAATCCTGACAATTTTGCACCTTACGTGGATATTGTTGACAACGAACCAGTTTTGAAAAATATAAATTTTCGTTGTCAAGAATACTTAGATAAAGAGATGCCTGATCGTAAAGACTCAGATTTTCTTGTTTTTTTAGACAGGGTGAAAAATTGTGGAATTTACCATAAAAATCGCAAAATTATTGAAAAAATCACCGAGATCAGCCCTAATAATTTAATTAAAACTATCCTGGTTTCTCCGGAGACAAGATTTCGTCTTAATCCCGAAGAACATACTATGGATAGTCTCTTTGATATATTAGACGCATTAAAGCAATGGCCGCTTTTGGTAATAGTTGACGAGACAAAAGAAGCAATTTCTCAGATCAAAGGGTTGTGTCAGTGTTTGATGCAACGATGCAACGACGGAGAAATAACTGTGTTCTTTAGATTAGAAAATGGTAATCCTGACCACGAGGAGTTTAACCAATTCGTCAGGGATAACCACTTAAATAATTATATAGACTCAAAGACTAAAGTGGTATTTGTGTCTAAAAATCGCATACCTAAACCACTTTTTAACGCAGACTGGAAACCTAGAACTGCTCTAGTAACATCAACATACGAACATGGAAAAACTTCAGCGTACCTGAATGACTTTTCTACAGTTTACTATTATAATAACTCAGTGTCCGTAAGACATGGAAGAATAAAAGGAACAAGACAAATTGTCCAGTTGTAAAATTGTCATCAGAGACGAAGTTAATATTAAGATAGACGGATTACCTGTAGAGATTCGCAGGAAGATCTCTAATGCACTTAAATTTGAATTACCATATGCTCGCCATATGCCTCAGTATAAATTAGGAAGATGGGATGGAACTACTACGTTTTTTGGTCTTGGCGGGAATGGTTATCTTAATCATCTCGATGTTATCCTAGGCATATTAGAAGAGTGCGGAGTTGATATCGAAGAGATTGAAGACCTACGCAATCCACATAAATTTGAATTTGCAAAGATTACAGATCAGTATTGGGCCGACCAAGGGAAGGTATGGCCTAAAGGACATCCTATAGCCGGACAGCCTATTGTACTGCGTGACTATCAATTAGATGCTATCAATGGATTTATGGAGAATCCACAGGGTTTACAAGAACTAGCCACAGGCGCTGGCAAGACAATTATCACAGCAACATTAAGCGCACTTGTCGAACCTTACGGTCGTTCATTGGTTATTGTTCCTAACAAAGGCCTAGTGGTACAAACCGAAGAAGATTATAAGAACGTTGGCTTAGATGTTGGAGTATATTTTGGCGATAGAAAAGAACTAGGTCGCACACATACTATCTGCACATGGCAAAGTCTAAACATCTTAGACAAGAAAAGTTACGACAGTGATACATTAAGTCTAGCAGAATTCTTAGAAGGCGTAGTCTGTGTAATTGTCGACGAAGTACACATGGCCAAGGCGGAAGTGTTGAAGAAATTGTTAAGCCAGAACATGGCTAATGCTCCTATTCGTTGGGGCTTAACTGGTACAGTTCCCAAAGAAGAAATTAACTTCCACAGTATTTTAGCAACACTCGGTCCTGTGGTTAATCGTATCAGCGCACATACATTACAGGAAAAAGGTGTGCTCAGTCAGTGTCACGTTAACATTGTTCAGTTAATGGACGTTAAAGAATTTAGAACATACCAAGAAGAATTAAAGTACCTTGTCACAGACGTTGACAGGGTCGGTTATATCGCAAAACTATGCAATTCAATTAAAGACTCAGGCAACACATTAATACTAGTAGATAGGCTCGATGCAGGTAGACAGATTGTAGATGCAATACCAGGATCCGTGTTCATCAGCGGAGAAGTCAAGCTCACGGAGCGAAAGGAACATTACGATGAAGTTAAAGACAGTGATAACAAGGTTATTGTGGCGACTTATGGTGTGGCCGCTGTGGGTCTTAATATTCCTAGGATTTTTAATCTGGTTCTTTTGGAGCCCGGAAAGAGCTTTGTCCGAGTTATACAAAGCATTGGGCGTGGCATTAGAAAGGCAGAGGATAAAGACTTCGTCCAAATCTGGGACATAACATCTACTTGCAAATATGCAAAAAGGCACTTAACAGAGCGAAAGAAATTCTACAAAGAAGCCAAATACCCTTTCACCATTGAAAAGGTAAATTGGGAATAATAATAAACGGAGAATAAATGTATATTTTAACCTTAGATGACAAAAGTTTCGACTTGTCTAAGATGCCAGATGAATTAGAAGACGATATTAGATTTAGTGTATTAGACAATAATGATCCTAACAATCCAGATTTCTTTTTCATACCACTGATATTTTTAGAAAGTTTTAACAGTCCTGCCATGGTCCTTAACATTGGCGGACATGAAGTAACTATGCCCATTGACTGGAGTATAGCAGTAGGTGACAGCGAATGCGGCAATGAATTGGAAGTACTGCCCTTAACTAGTCTTAATGATAGAGGGTTTGAAGCATTTATTTTTAATCCATTGAGTGCATTTAAACACGAGTACGCACAAATTGAAATTGTTAATGTCTACAATGATGTTAAATGGTTTTTTCCTAAAATGAAAAATAACCAATTGTTGACAGTTCCATTGTATGAAGGCACTAAACCGCATTGTGCATTTTTTACTAAAGACATTAGCCGTCAAAGCGAAATTATTAACCACTACAAATTGTTATAATATGGGACAACTTAAACCTGGTGCAACTTATATCTATGAAAGAGCAGACGGAGTTACCTATGCTCGAGAAATAGGTGCAGATCCTAGTACACGAGTAGCCATCGGTTGGGATTACGATCCCAAACGTCCTGGTAATGGCAGGGAAACATTCCTAGCATCTAAAGAAGCAAGACTTTGGAAGAATGTTCGGGAAACTGCAAAGACCAATACGTCTTTACAACGATCACTGGATCGTGCTATACTAATCTATAATATTGTCAAGGATAAACAACAATGAGTTTAAAGGTAGCATATTTTCAACCAACTGTGTTGGCTATTGACCAAGTACCACCAGTTGAGTTTAGTCAAATTTTTAGTCTGTCTGAGATGTTACACGGACACCCCGAATTGAATGATGCAGATAATCCATTTATTAGTATTCGCGGAGGACAGCAGATACAAGTATATCCTAATCAACTAAACATTGATGTTTCTTGGTTAGTCAAATGGATTGAAAACATCTGTACTGGCTACATGGAAATTATTACAGCACAAAGCGGAACTGAAGATTTAAAACTGTGTAAGCCTGTTGTTACCAGCATCTGGACTATTCGTCAGACGCAGGGAGACTATCAAGAATTACATACACATCCAGGCGGCAATATCAGCGGAAACATTTATATCACTGCTCCAGATTTAGATGAAAATTTGTCTCCAACAGACGGCAATGTAGCATTTAGATTACCACAAACTAGAGATGTTGGTAAATTTATTATGACAGATAATTGGAAATATAAACCTACACCAGGTACTGTTATTGTATTTCCAAGCCATCTGCCACACACAGTTTATCCTTGGAAGGGTAAGGGTAATAGAACTGTAATGGCATTTGATGTAAGGATTGTTCCTAAAGATGAGTGATAAACTAACTATCAAAGATGAAACAGCGGCCATTGATATGGGCGCCAGAGATCTATGGGATAATTTCACAGAAGAACAGAGAAAGCAAATCAGTCTTTATCTATTGCTTAGGTATGCCAGCTCTATTAAAACCAGCGACAGAGAAACGCAAGAGTTGGCTATCTTCAAAACTAACGAGTACTTTAACAAGCATTACTTTAGTCTTAGTAAGCATCCTAAGTTACTGTGGTATCTTGTTTGTATGACTGGTAATGAAGAAAAGAAAATTCATTTTCACGAATGGATTGGATATAAAAAGAAAGAAGGTAACAGTAAAGTTATCAAAGTATTGGAAACACTATATCCACACTTGAAAGAAGACGAACTCGAACTTATGTCTAGCATGACTACAGAAAAAGAAGTTAAGCAACGTCTTAAGGATCTTGGTTGGGAAGATAAAGATATTAAAAAGGCATTATGAACTTAGATGTTTTTGAGAAACACAAAGGAATTAAAATAAAATTGTCCACAGTTGAAAAACCATACGTTTGTCAGTACTGCGGTAGTGCTTATGTTAAAGAGTCTACCCTTACGGTCCATATGTGTGAGCAAAAACGTAGACACTTGGCCAAAGACGAAAAACACGTTGTACTAGGCTATCAAACCTATGTTAGATTCTTTCAACTGACACAGAAAGCCAAACACGTTAAAACTTATGACGAGTTTGCTAAAAGTCCTTACTACAATGCCTTTGTAAAGTTTGGCAGTTTTCTCAGCAACGTAAATCCCTTGTATCCAGATAGATACATTGACTTTGTTGTTACCAGTGGAGTTAAACTAGATCACTGGTGTAGAGAAGAATTGTACTATAAATATGTTCTAGACTTAATAAAGAAAGAACCTGCCGAAGTGGCTTTACAGCGTAGTATAACTACAATGATGGACTGGGCAAATGAAAATAGTAGCCAGTGGAATCATTACTTTAAGTATGTAAGTGTTAATCGAGCTGTGTACGCAATCAAGGACGGAAAGATTAGTCCATGGTTAGTATTGAACTGTGACAGCGGAAGGGCATTATTAGGCAAATTCAATGACGAACAATTAAACATTGTATTCGAAGTTTTAGATCCAGAATATTGGGCAAGACGATTCAGAACATATCCCGCAGACAAAGAACTAATAGCCGAAGTAGTTAAAGAAGGTAATTTATAATGCCAGATATTGACATAGACTTTGCAGACAGAAATAAAGCTCTAGAAAAATTAGAGCATGTCGTTGCGACTATAGAAGATAATGGTAGTTTTAAAAAGCACAACACAGGCATATATTGTACTTCTATCCCTTACAATCCTGCCACAGGCCTAAGCACAATAGATTATAAAGAAGCAGAAGCAAGAGGTTATTTCAAGATAGATTTCTTGAATGTTGGTATTTACGAAGGTGTACGAGATGAACAGCATCTCATTCAACTTATGGAGACTGAACCCTTATGGGATCTTTTGGAGCAAGACGATTTCAACAATCTGCTGTTTCACGTCAACGGTTATGGTTCTATTCTAAGAGAAATGAAACCACGGAGCATAGAGCAATTAGGTGCAGTCCTAGCGATGATACGTCCGGCGAAACGTTATCTGATTGGGAAAGAATGGACTTCGGTGATGAAGGAAGTATGGACGAAACCGGAGAACGATGAATACTATTTTAAGAAGGCACACGCTATTGCTTACGCTCAGGCAGTAGTTGTGCAAATGAATTTAATCTGTGAAAATATCAGTTACGGATTTAGTTAACGTTTTCTAACTAACTGTATTACCTTACGCTTTACACGCTTAATCGAAATGTTGTGAAGATTTATAGTAGGGCCAAATACTACGGATACATCTTTAGTATTCATAGTCATTACGGAGTATTTGAACTGCTCCATCTCTAATTTTAAGAAGATATTGATAGGAATTGTACGGTTACTTTCCCACCACCATGCTTCGCCCAGACTCAGGAAACTCTTGCGATCTTCTTCTGTTTTTAGTGCTTCGTAATTGTAAAGGCTAGTAACGTATTGATCTTGATTAATAATGATGCCTACGTATTCTAGCCCGCCATAATGAACTACTGAAATAAAGGGGAAGTTTTCTCTGATGTCTTCCGTTAATTTTACCATAAATACTGTTATAACCTTGAATAAGCGAAATTAAGCCAATGCAAAAAATTCAGTTTTATTTAGTACCAAATAAAATCACTGTTACTACAGATAGAGTAGGATTCAACACGGAGTATAGACAAGTGTACCAACGCCAATTAAAATTATATAAAGGTATTGATAATACCATACAATTAGATGTTAGGAATTCAGAGCAACGCAAGCAGACAGTGGTAGGTCAAACCGCAGTTGTTAAGTTCTTTGACGCAGATCAGAAGAACTTGTTTACTGCCACAGCCATAGCAGTTCCTAGTCAATTAGGACAGATGACGCTGACTATTAGCAGTAGCACAATAGCAGACATTGACCCACAGATGCTACGCATGGCGGCTTATCTAACAGACGGTACAACTAACAGTCCTATCTATGTAGACGGGCAATTTGAATTATTTGGCAATGTACAGTTAATGGATGGTTATAATGAAAAACTCGGCTTTGGTGACATTATTGATGTGGCAAAGGTCTTTAACTTTGAATTTGACCGTAATCAGTTCTTAAGTGAAATTGTACCTTTCGGCACTTACTTAAATGATGATTACAGTACCGCCACAGATAGTACAGTAATTGGTAGCGTAGAAATTGAAGTAGTACCAGATACAACAGATCCGTTCAACGGTTTTGTTAATGTTTATGCAACCTCAGATAAAAGCACAGCATCTAGCGTGACTTGGAAATTAATTGATACAGTAGAAGTTACCAGTGCAAGTAGCGTAACCAAAGTTATCGAAAACACAGGTTACAGATTTATGCGTTTTGGTTATAATAAATCTAGTAGCAGTAGCACCGCAACATTTGATATTCAAAAGTTAGGTAGTACATACACTATTGTTGGCATACCAGACGGTGGCAGACAATATGATATTGGCGATAAGATTAAACTATTAGGCACGTCACTGGGCGGAACAAGTCCAGCCAATGATGCTATAGTAACAGTAACAGCCATCCAAGGACCAATTTACGGTTCATTACCAAGTTATACTCGTAGTATCCTGTCTGCATCTATTCTGGGTGAAGCAAGTTTATCCACATCGGATAGAACATATACCAGTGTTGCTGGAACAGGTTTTACCGGAAAAGTTGACAAAGTAATAGTAAGAAACTAAAATACTCTATATGAGTATTGGTGAGATAATCTATTCGTACCTCCCTGCAAAACGGAAACAAACACCCAGTGGTTGGGTAAAGTTTAACGCGGTCTGCTGTCACCATAATGGCACAACAGCAGATACTAGACAGCGTGGTGGTATGATTCAAAATGGCGATGGTATTAGTTATCATTGCTTCAACTGCGGCTACAAAGCCAGTTATCAACCAGGCAGACATTTAACTCGTAAGATGCGTAATCTATTAAGTTGGATGGGCGCACCTGACGATGTCATTAATAAAATTACTTTAGAAGCACTAAAGATCCAATCCGATGAACAGGCATTGGAAGCAGTTACTATTCCTAAGTTTGAAGATAAACCATTGCCCGAAGGCAGTCTACAAATTAAAGAATGGCTGGAACATTTAACAAAATTACCCGCGGATCTTAGAGCACAATTTGACACAGTAGTTGAATATGTATGGTCCAGAAACTTAAATCCATTGGATGATTTTTATTGGTGTCCTGTGGCAGGGTTTGCTGATAGATTAATTATACCATTTAGATTAGACGGACGTATTGTTGGGCATACTGCTCGTAAAGTTATAGAAGGTAAACCCAAATACATATCGGATCAAACTCCTGGATATGTGTTTAATTTGGACTGTCAAACACAGGACAGGGAATTCGTGATAGTAGTCGAAGGTCCTGTAGACGCACTAAGTATAGATGCAGTTGCAATCCTTGGCGCAGAAATCATGGATAAACAGGCTCTGCTAATCAATAGACTTGGCCGCAAGGTTATTGTTGTTCCAGACAGGGACGCAGATGGAAAGCGCACAGTTGAACAGGCTATTGCTAACAGATACAGCGTTAGTATGCCCAGTTGGCCCGAAGGTGTTAAAGACGTCAATGATGCAGTTAAAAAATTAGGTCGCTTACAGACCTTATATAAGATTGTGTCCGAAACAGAAGACACAGAATTAAAAATTAAACTAAAGGCAAAACAATGGTTCTTAAATTAATAGCAAGAATTAAAAAGTTCTTTGAAGATAGAAAATTCAAGAAAAGGATGGAAGCTCTTCGCAAGAAGGATCCATATATCTACAAATGATTCACTGGGGTATTAACGCTCTTAATCACGGCAGTAGCCTGGCTGTGTTTAAAAATGGCGCTCTTCAATCTTGGGTTAGTTGCAAAGAAGATGAGTTTGACACAGCCGTTATAACAGAAGCACTACATCACGGTGCACCTGATAGAATTTTTTGGTACGAACGTCCTTGGGTTAAAAAAGCAAGACAGGTCTACGCTGGACAATATAAAACAGCATTGGATATGTCGGTGCTACCCGGACGCTACTTGAATAAAATAAGAGTACACTATGCTCCAGTGACCTATACTCCACATCATGCCAGTCATGCCGCCTCAGGCTATTACACTAGCCCATTTAATCACTGTGCTGTGGTAGTTCTCGACGCTATAGGCGAATTTGAATGTGCAACTATCTGGGAAGGTAAGCACGGAGAACTTAAGAAGGTTTGGAGTCGCACTTATCCCCACAGTTTGGGGTTATTCTATAGTGCGTTTACAAAGTTATGCGGACTAGAACCAATTAAACAGGAACATCTACTACAACAGATGAGTGACCAAGGTGATCCTGATCGTGTATATTTTGATGTAAAAGAATACATGGGCACATTGGTGTATGCTCATAAAAATATGCACAGAGGCATCAACGATTGGCCGCACGAAATTAGAAATCTTCAGGACCAGTGTGACATAGCGGCCGCTGTACAGGAAGTGTTCACAGAACAGGTTGATATGGTTA